TTGACAAAATGAATTGTATATCTTTGTTTCTATATTACGATCAAAGCCTCTAGGATTATCAGTCCAGCATATAAAGTTGTTTACTTGATTTTTGACTTGATGAAATAATTGGTTTACAAACTCATGTCTGTAACCAACTCCTACTTTCATGCATACTACATCTAACTTCATAGATATTGTTTCCACTCTTTAGCAACCCATCCTGTCTTTATATCTAATGGGTCTGGCTCATGATCTTCCATAAACACACAGACTGCATGATCTGGTCTGTACTTATATTTAGCTGCGTCACCTCTCACTGTATAGTTGTCTGGATATGCAGCACCTCTGTTGAAAGAATATACAGATCCTTTTGGATATGTATTGATCTTACTTCTCCATTTTCTCCACAAGTATGCATCTGCACTGTAAAGTGATTGCTTGATTCTTCTATAGTTCTTACTGAAGTGGGTCCATATTTCATTTGTCACAGGTTGAGTATTATCAACATAAATTAAACTTGCATTAAACAACATTGTAAGAAAATAGTTTTGTCCATGCATACCTACATGCCAAGGAGGCATCCAGTCACAATCTATCATTGCTGGAGTTGGCGTATCGATAATTCTATCCATAGGACCAAGAAATAAATTATCGAGATCAGAGAATAGTATCTTACCTTCTATACCACATAGCTTTGGAGCAAACAATGACATCTTGATACCATCCCAGAAATACCACTGATCATTATCTACAATGTCTTGCCATAGCCATTGCTCTGTACATTCAACAGGCTTTATTTCATCATCTAAGCCTTCTGGATTTTCAGTCATACAATATGACTTAAACTCTTGCTTGATATGTTTCTTAGCCATTCTGTGGATTAAGTTTGGATACTCAGGACCAAACTTATCACCCCACTTCATAGTCATCAAGTTAATAATATTCAATACTCCTGATTACATGCTGACGTTCTGTCTTGATAACTTGTTCTTTCTCTTGTCTAACAACATGAAGAGCTGGATTATCTTTACTGTCCTCAGCATTAAGATCTACATACTTCTTGCCTTGACCATTGAGTAATCTAAACATAAAACCTTCTCTTCGTAAGAAAGGTGTCTTGTCTTTTGGAAAGAACTCTGATCCTTGTTCTGCTCCAAAGAAGTATGAGTATGCCCAACCTCTTGGTAGACAGTTTATAATATCTCTGTGATAATGATTAATGTATTCATCATTACCTCTAAACTTGAATGCAAACACTTCTGGATCATCCATAAATTGTTTTGCAACATAGTCTAAAGAATTACCATGCCACATCATAATGGATGAGTTAACTAATGCTGCAAACTCAAAGTCAGGATCAAAACCAGATACTTTGAATGCTTGTGATTCCCAGTCAATTGGTTTCCAATAACAATATAGCATTGTTAGTTTGTCCTTGACTGCATAGTCACACATTGCATCAAAGTCTCTTTGTATCACTGTATCAAGATCAAAGTATATGTTGAGTCCATCACCAGAAATAGATTCATCAAACAACATCATTTTATTCCACCAACCCCACAGGTTGTAATCATTAACATCAATTATATTGATGCCAGGCATAGCTATTGTTGTTTGATTTGTAAGTAAGTTAAAATTGTATGGCTTAGAAAAGTTTGCATCTATCTGATTCTTCAGTTGATAGACATGCTCATCTGTATAATATTCTCTTGGATCAAACTCCATTTGGTATGGAGATTCAGTATGAACAGTCTTGATGCAATAAATGTTAATACGAGTCATCTATCCACCGCCTTGTAATAGTCAAATATTCATCCACCTTTGTTTCTTTCTCTCTGTTTTGATGTATGAGAGCAAGAGGTAGCCAATCTTTACATGCTACCCAATCATGTATTGTATGATGATCACTTATAGTAGAGAATGACAACCAATAATTCAAACCATGGTTCTTGAATTGTTTGAAGCTCTTCTCTACTGTAAATGCTCTAATAACATTATCAAATTCAAATGGCAATCTACCAGAAGCATGAAATTGATCTGGACTCAAATATGCTTGGTATGTATCATTGTATGTTGTCACTAAGTAATACTTATACTTCTTATTATTGTATAATAATCTAATTGGATTAAGCTCATCATCTATAGGTTTTTCAAAAAACTTTGGTACCAAATTGGCCATTAGTAGCCACCTTCATTTGCTACAATGTGGGCGGGAAGCGGAGCGACTCTAAATCCTTCCGTAATTCTTCCTCTGCGAGTTTGCTCCATGAATGGGTAAAGCCTAGTGTCCATATGACTATCCCAATCCGCAATTTTAATCCACAGACCGCTTCTGTGTAGCGCTTTTCCAACTGAATCCGGGTTAAGGGGGAACATAAATGTATCCGGTTCAACATGTTGGCCATAAATTGGTTTCTCCTTCCATGAGTTGATATAGTCTACTGATAGACCATAATGTTCTGCACACATCTGAATCATGTCATCCATGCTCCAGTTGTCTACACTCTCTAATAAATACCTTCCATGTTGGCCAACGTTTTTGAAGCGTATCATAGCATGGTCAATATTCTTTTGTTTAAACAAATGCAACAATCTACTTGGTGCATCATCATTGATACCTTTACATAATATAGTTCCTGTGTCAACAATAAACTTACAGTCTCTTATATTTTCAAGAGCCATAACCTTTTGTTTGGCACATCTCAATTCATCAATAGCCTCATACCAGTCATCATTATCAACACCGTTCAATGACAAATAAACGTGCGATAACTTAGCCTCTCTGAGACTACGAGTATACCTTATACTAGCCAATTTCAGTCCATTAGTCAACAGGGTACAACGATGCCCTGCCTTTCTGATCCTGACTATTATGTCGGTAAGATCATTCCTCATGGTAGGTTCAGCTCCCATGATTCTGATCATAGTTCTTTTTGGGAATCTATTGATCGTATTTATCAATTTATCAATGTCCATGTCAGGAATATCTCTATTAGGAATATAACAATTTTGACATGTCATATTACACTGATGAGTTACATCTGCAGTGACATCTGTAAAGTGATTATCTTCCGGATCTAGTTCATAGTATCCTGGTAAGTTTGTCATACGCTTCCTCAGTGTATTCAAAATTAGCTAGTATTGCAATCCTTACCATATCAGACTTATGGTAAGAAGCGTGAGGATAACTTGGGTTAACAAAATAAACTTCACCAA